GCTTTTATAAGTAACTACCCCGCCCTTTTTCTTCTTCATTTTTTTACTCATAAAATCTTTTACGCTCTCTGTTATAGATTTTCTAATTTTTCTCATTTCTAATTTTGAAGCCATAGGCACCATCATTACTTTTTCATCTTTTTGCAAAAATCTACCTACAGTTCCACCGGTACCAGAAGATGGTGTAAATTTTCCCATTTTTGTAATTTTTTCTGCTTCTTTTTTGGTTATTTTCTTTGCACCTTTTTTTAAAGCAGCTTCTATTTTTTTCTTAGAATGTGTGAACAAAACTTTACCACCTGGCATCAATAATCTAATCATTTTAGTCTCCTAAATCTGGAAATTCTTTAAGTTTTTTGTTTACAGTTTTTGCAGCTTCTTTATGAGCTGATGAACTACTCAAACCCGCTGCTCTATTCTCATTATATTCTTGTTTTAATAATTTATTAAATTTCTTTGTTGCACCTTTTACAATTGGCGTACCATATTTAAATGCAACTCCTAAAAAATATCTTGCAACCATTATTTTTGTAATTTCCTTTCAGCAATATCTAATCTTTTATCAGATTGCTCATCTTGTTGAGCTAATCTATCATACTCTAAGTTTAATTTGTTAGCTTGTCTTTGATTTTCTTGGTCTTGTTTAAATCTGACTTCATTTTCTTTTCTTTGCATATCCATAGCTCTCAAATCTACCTCTTGTTGCTTGATTCTAACTAAAGGATCTTGTTTATTAGCTTGTGCTTGCATCTCACCAACCACTAAACTCTCAGTAATCTCTGCAACAGCAGTAGCTACAGCATTATCAAAAGCAAACTGGAATTGTTGAGGATCAGTTTGTTGTAAAGATAATAAATTTTGGTCTTGTGCAAACTGTTCTTTAACTTCTTTTTGTGCTTTAAACGAAATATGGTCTGATACATGCGATTGTAAGTTTGCATACACCATTGGATTGATTTGAACCATTCTAGAAGCCATAAAACTTGTATGTGCTGCAATGTGGGCATCATGATCTTGAAATTCAAACGCAGTTAGTAGCTGCATTTGTAATGCTCTTGCGTTTTCTTTTGCGGGATCTAGCGGTTGAGGTGGTTTTGGTGCGGGTTTCATCAAAGTATCGATCTGTTTTGTGCCTAAAGCTTCATAAACACGTCTATACGCTTCATAAATGTTGTGTAATTGTGGATTCGACTGAGCAATTTGCAATTGTGTCTGTGCTAACGTCACTCTTTGAGCCATAGACATGATATTTGGGTCAGCAACAGGCAAAATATCGACTCTGTTATCAAAATCTAACTGTTTAATCATACGATTTGCACCATAAACATCGTACGGGTACTCAGGTGGTAGATATTCTCCGCATAATCTTGCTAAAATTTTAAATTCTAACCTCATGGCGTAATAACAACGCTTGTGAACCCCTGTCATAACCCTAGATCCACGCTCCATTAAGGCTATTGTAGTGCCAACAGCTCTGTTTTGAGTGTCATTACCTGTGCTCAAATCAGTAATTTGTGCAAACTTAGTGCCTGCTTGTACTACAAAACCTAAAAGTTGGAATAAAGTCGGACTTGGTTCTGTAAAAGGTAATTGAAAAAACTGATCTCTAATATTTCCACCAGGTGCATCCACATCTCTAAACTCTCCAGGCTGTATTGGTTGGTCATCATCTCTTACTCTTAACCCTCTAGACTTAAATCCTGCTGGTAAATTTTTTAAAGTTCCTGCATCTATGAGTTGTCTCAATGCAATTGTTGCTGCCCGTGATAAACCACCTATCATATGGATTAATCCAAAACCATAAAAACCTAAACCTGGTAAAAATTTGTAATGAACAAAGTATTCTATTCTTGAAAAATTAGCATCGTCAGGCCTATAGTTTCTGTAAATAGATAATATTTCACCTGAACCTTCATCTAATGTAACGATGTAAGGTATTTTAATTCCTTTTTTAATTTTTTTATCAAAGTTTTCATAATCATCTAAATTTAAATCCACGTGCATTTCTAAAATGTTATAGATATAATCTGAAAAAGTATCTTTCATACCATCTAATTTATTTATGGCATCTTGCACATCATCTTTTTTCTGTTGTGGTTTAGGTAATTCAATATCTCTATAAAAACCTGCTGCTATTTTTTTGTTTATTTCGTTCTCTGTCATTTTAATGACATGAGTAATTCTTCCTGCATCTTTTAAATCTGATGCGTAGTAAGGCACTACTAAATCTTCTGCAGGTATAAACTTAGAACAGGGTCTTTGTAAAAATTCATCATAATATATTTTTTTAAATGTTGAACCAGATAACGGTAGATAAAATAACATCTGATCCATGTCAGTTGTATAGTCTTCCATCTTCTCCATGAGAAGATAGTTCATGTATTCTTTAACTCTCTGTGATTGTTGTTCGGTGGCCGGTGTTCTTAAACCAACAATTGATGTTCTTACCGGACCATCGCTTGGTAATAATTCTTTATATGCTGATGCTTGAAACTGTGTAACTGATTCTGCAAGTAAAGGATGAGTGACACCGGAAGCACCTTTGAAGGGCTTAGATTGTTCTGTGTAATTCGTGCCTAATAAATCTAAACCTTTGATGTATGCATCTTCCCAATCTTTTCTAGAAGTTTTATCTTTTTTATATTCAGATAATAACTCAGAGCCTAAACTTTTTAGGATTCTTTCATCCATGTTATCGGCTAAATTTGCAGAGAACTCTTCTTCAAGATTCTCGACTACCGGTTCTTGGCCCTCAACCATTACGTCAGGTGGTAAACCCTCTGGCTGTTCTTGTGGTGTGTCAACCTTAACTTCTTCTTCAATTTGTTCTTGATTTTCTTTTTCTATAGCCATAATTTAAATTAACATAGAGGTTTGAATATATCCACTACAAGCCCTCCCTCTCGTTTGTACAGTTTTTGAGTATAAGCCATACCAGGTTTAACCTCAACAGCAAAAGCATCAAAATACAAATTAGGATTATCAGGTGTTATTGATCTTAGTCCTTTTTCTACTTGCTTTTCGTACGCTGCATTATGATAAACACTTTTATACTCTTTCCCGCTTAACGGGTGTCCTCTCTTATAATTGAAGGTATCTGTGGCTATGTCTTTATAAGGTTTACTAGGATCTGATAGAGATAGTTTTATAGGTCCTGCTTTTGAATCTTGAAAGTTTGCAGTTTTTTTCATTAGATCTGCCATGACGGATTTACCCTTATTGTTAATACCCTTTCCACTTGCGTATCCGTAGAATCTTTCATTTCCTGCTTTATAACCTTGTCTTAAATGTAATTTATTAAAAGGCATAACAGCCACGTAACTAATGTTTTCTTTTGCGGCCTTATTTAATAAATATTTTAAAGCGTAGTCTCCATAGGCATCTGAATCTAATAAAGGGTAATAATTTTGACCTCGTGCTGTAACACCAGCTAGTTTTGAGATTTCTTTGTTCACAGTTTGCAGCGCAGCCACATCAGCATTAGTCATATTATCAGCGTTTTGTAAAAGTTTATTTCTTTGCTCTACAAGTAATCTAGTCTCAATTTGTTTTTGAAATGGGTTATATCTTTTATTAGGTCCAAAAGCTTCTTTAGCGGTTAATTGTTTTGCTATTGCTTGGTTAGCGTCAGATTGAATTTCATGTATTACAAAAGCTTTTTTACCATTAGGTGTAGATCTAACGTCATATCTTACATGGAATAAATTATTCTTGAGTTCTGAAAAATGTCCCATGTTTTTCATTGGTACTGTGTTTGTTGCAATAGGTTCGTCTAAAACGAAAACCGTTTCTTTATAATTTTGACCGCCTTCAAGTGTATAATTACCCTCACTTCTATATTGAGTAGGCTTAACATTAGATCTTGCACCAGTGGCTTTAGCATAAACTTCATCAACAGCACCCTTCATCGCATTTAATTGTCTTCGTGCCTCTGTGCCGACGTTTGCTTGTAAGATACCTTGAAGTTCTCCTGAAAAAGCTTTATAACTTTGTTTGACATCGTTTCTTATTCCTTGATCTATACCTCTACGCATACTTAGTAAATGTAGATCTAAAGTATCAAATCTTTCTCTTAAGAGAGGAAATTGATTCTTAAGAGTTCTGTTCAATGTTAAAGTATTTTCAAAAGCAGGTTTATAAGCAAAATTTTGTATTGCATCATCTGAATAAGTTACAGCTTTCAATCTGTTAGCAGGATTACCTCTTAAAAAATTACCAACATCTTGTGCAGAAAGTTTTAAATTGTATTTTTTTGCTGCAGCCAATAATCCTCCGGCTAATTCACCACCCTCATCAAACACAGCTACATTAGAATCAAATAATTCCTCTTTGTTTATACTTGCAGTTTTTCCTGCATACTTACCTCTATCATAAGTAAATGATTTAGGTCCTCTTTCAAATCTTGTACTAGGTTGACCAAAAACTTTAA